ATATAATTTCAAAGCGAAAAAAATGACGTTTTACCTAACCCCCACATATCAAATAGAAACAATTTTTTTAATCCGTCTTGAGGTTGCTGATGAATATCACACAACAGATTAAAACACTCTTGCAGGAGGCAGAGCTCTATCATTCCCAGGGCTTATTGGACGAGGCAATGGTGAATTATCGCCATGCTCTAAAGCTCGTACAGAACAATGCACAACTTAGGGATAGAACAAACCTGATAGACGGCATTTCAAGGAAAGTCCAAGTCTTGAATAAAGATATAGAGAAAATTGAAAAAGCTCCAAAGAGACCTGAACTTTCTGAAAAGCTACAGGAAGGAGTTCATCGATATTGATATCACCAATATCAAGTTCCTCTTTTCCTTCTGCTGCGGCTTTTGTCAAGGTTGGTAAAACTGTTCCAAGAATAGGAAGCAGCGGTTTGGTCAACTTCGCACTGATCACGAATCCTCGTGCAGCATTAAAGGGTACGACCTTTACGGTATGACCCTGGATTGAAAGTTCGCGCGTTTCAACTGGCATTGCTAAGCTCCTTTATTTGAATTAAATAAGATTAATCACCGGTGTTCGGATTTCCGCCGATAAATACATCAAGATCGGCGCAGTCAATTACCCATTCGCGGTTCGCGATTTCCTTACCGAAATCTGCGGGCGCCGGTTTCTTTACCCAGGCGTATGCAGATAGTGCAACGGTTCGTCCTGATTTATCTTCGATAAGAACAGGAACAACGCCGTCACCGGTAAGTTCATCAACAGCAGCGATACCGGAAAGGACGTCATTTGAAGGTGACGTCTGCGCAAGCGTAATCGTAATTTCTCCGGAAGTATCGCATGACTTCGCACGAGATACCACTCCGTCTGTTCCGGAGACTTTTGTAAAGGTATCGTTTGACCGCTCGAAGCTGATAAACGTTCCATCGGCAAATCCGCCAATTGGAATTGCATTTACAAGCAGATTAAACTGCTTGGGGTCGTAAGTTCTTACTGGCATCGTAATCTCCTTTTTACAAAAAAGAATGAATTGGTTTCAGATTATAAGGTTACCACGCCATTGATTACAACCGCGTGAATTGCTCCGGAAAGAAACGCGACGAATTCAACATCCTGAAGAAGTCTCGCGGTTTTATCCGCCGTCGGAATATCCTGGATTGCCGGAACGGTGATATAATATCCGCCGATCTGGTTTCCATCTGTATCGAAGGCTTTTTCTGAAATACCATCGCGATTCTGTCCGATTTTCAGAACCTGATCGATTGCCGATTTAATCGATGCAATTCCCTTCGAAGTATACGGAACTTTCGGAAGCCGAACGAGAACCGCATATACCGATTCCGTAATCCGAGCGTCAAGCCAGTCAACGAAAACGATAATGTCGATATATTCATTGGCACCGACCTTACCTTCACGAACGATATTCACGCCGCCGATTTCTTCATAAACGTTACACCATTTTGCGCGTGCGTTCGTTGATTGCGTCGGTGTAAGATCGTCAACGGCAATACCTGCAAGCGTTTTAAACATTGCGGTATATGTTCCAGGATCATAAGGAAGGATTTTTCCGAGCAGAGCAGCCTCTGGGTAAGCTGTCGCGGCGGAAGAACTGTAAAACGCGAAGGAACGTGCGAGCGCGGTTGACTTCAGGTAATATGCAATAGAAGTAGTATCCACTCCATCTGCCTGATCAACGATATTCACATCTGCGGAACCGAAACCGGCAAGTTTGTTCGCGGTTTCAGCCCAGTCTGCGGCTTCTTCCTGATCGGAAGTAACGCGCGACGTAATCACGAGACCATACCAGTCATCCTGTTCGGTATTAATCGCGTTTAGTGAAGCGGTCAAATCCGCATCGCCAACATCGATACGTCCTATTGCGAAACGTGTAACTCGAGGGGACTGAGCCATTATCGCGGAAGCTGCCAGATATTCCTCATCTGATTCTCCTCCGGTAAGGTCAGCTGCCAGGGACGCAAGATCAGTATAATACTGTAAGCGTCCGGAAAAAGTCGCGTTCGGTCCAACAATACAGATAGTACCGAAACCAGCGCGACTTACAGCCTGCGTTTCTCTTGAAATCTGTACGTTTACAATGTCGTTTAAGGACATTCCCATCTCCTTTGTTTATGGTTCCGGAATTTCGACATTTTCAACGAGAATGGTCGATTCATCCGCATCCTTAAAAGTCTTCTGGAGGCGGACGCGTTCGATTACACCCTGCGTCGCGTCATTAGTTACATAAGGTATTCTCATTAATAAATCCATCGTTGCTCGTGGTTCAAATTCGCTTCCGACCAATTCGGTGGTATCCGTCGGTTCAAGTAGCGTATCGACAAATGCAAGATTCGCCGCGATTAAATCCGCGTATACTTCTTCAATATCGACTGACTGCCGGATCGCTTCCAGGAAATCAAGAGAATCAACGTATCCTACTTCATGCGGTTCTACCATGTGAACCTGAATTGAAAGCGTAAAGTCTCTATTTCCGACGATATCCCCGGCACCTGCGTCATTCGGAGGGAATTTAAAATCCACACCAGCGGAACTTAATGCAGTCAATAATAAACTGACATAAGGTTTCGATGGCGAAGCAACATTCTGATTCCGCCAAATAACATGTGTCGGTGTAAATCCGGTAACGGTTTCCAACCAGGCAATAATCGCTGTTCTTGCACTACTTACCGACATATTATCCTATCTTTCCAACAATATATTTATTATGATTAATCACGTTATTCTGCCATGGCATTTCAGCAAGCGTTTCGTATCGATCGCCGAATAATACAACTTGATCACCTTTCGTTTCTTCGCCGTTTAAAACCTGAAGCGTATCATTTGTATATAAACGAAAAGTTCTTGCTTCGCGCCGTCCCTCTGGAAGAAGTTCCAAGTCTGTCGGCTTCGTTGGCTGAACGGAAGCGCGAATTGTAAATGACGTTTCCGTTCCAGGCGTAACGTATCCGCCTGCGGTACTTCCCGCCGCAGTACGGTACGCCTGAATGCTTTTTCGAAAGCTACTCACTTAACTCCGCCTTTGCGCGTGACTGAATACTTTCGATTCTTGTACATAATTTTTTCGATCGTTTAATATTCCGACCGACAAAGCTCAATAATTTCCTGGAAAGTGAACCTTCAGGAAAAGATGTACTTGCTTTATCATACGCCTTGCTGACTTCTTCAAGGGCTTCTTTAAGTTCATCCATTTATAACCTCCACGTGTTGAACAGATTGTCGCATACTGCCGGTATCGATTAATGGTTTTTCTGAAGGACGCTTCCTGGCGGCGATCGTTGCTTCAGCAAGCGGTTTAAATGGTCCTGCGGTAATCTTGGCTTGAATTCGACCTTTCATAAATTCGCCAATTCTACCGAGGGAAATTGCAACCGTTGATTTACCGTCCATTACGCGTCCAGCTTCTTTCGTTTGTAAATCTGCAAGCCTCTTTCGATTTTCGTCTACTCCAGAACGAATAAAAGAACGTTCCGGAATATGCCGTTTTGGTGCCCCGAATTCATGAACCGCCCCGACCGTGGCCACTTCCGACATAGATGCGTACTGGTCTTCACCGCCGCGATTATCCACCGCGCCTTCAGATGGAAAGCCAACTTTTGTATAGCTGTTTTTCATCTTATCGATTTCCCGCATTAAATCGGACCAGCCAAGGTCACGGACGATTATTTTTGAATTCTTATTCACCGCATTCACTCACTAACGAAGTTCTGGGAAGCATAAAATGACCGCGCTGAAGATCGATCAGTTTAAGGCCCCATCTCGTCTGACTGAGCGCGGAGCCCGACGAGGACCCGCTTCCGACTTTTCCGTACGATCTCGCCAGGTCTCCTTCCTTCTCGGAAGAAATACTGCCCGCTTCGCCTGATCCGGAATCGGTTCCGTCACCGCTACCGCCCCGGAGATCGTCCAAAGCCAGTTCGTGACAGACGCGAAGCGCGACCGCGTAATTGTACTTATCGCCGTAACAGGCACTGGTTTCCAGCTCCGCAAGCGCGATTAAATCCGGTATTCTCGGATCAGCCGCATATTGCGGAGCCAGAACCGTAGTGATAATATTGGATATCGTATCGATAGCCATTAATTATTCCCCGTCTCCATCACCTTCACCGCCACGACCTTCTTCCAGTTTTTCAATCTGGTCTTCGACCGCAGAAATTACAGTTGACCTGTCTTCTTCTTCGGAATCCAGGACGGCACGCAGTGCTTTAATGTCAAGCGTTTCCTTGACAATGTTTTTCGCATCGCGTGCATTTTTGGTTCTCAGAAGAGAAACAAGGTCTTCAGGTGTTTCGTCATCGTCATCATCGGCAGGCGGTTCGGTAATTTTCATATAACCGAGCTTGACCTGTTCCTGAAAACGTTTCAGTTTTATGATTTCACGTCCGACTTTATCCGGAACGACGTTCACGCCAGGAACGAACTGGAAACCTTCAAAAACGTGAATGGTTGGTTTTTCTCTTGTAATAACCACGCGTTTCTCCTTTATAAATGAAAAAGGTAATCAGGGCGCCGAAACGCCCCGGTTGTCTCATTCCGCTTTTTAGATATCTTCGACGAAACGAAGTGAAAGCGGATACGGTACGATAACTCCGCCGATACGCGCATGCGTATTGACGATAAATTCCAGATTCCGACGTTCAACCGGCAGCTGGGTGTAAGGCTTCGGAATTTCGAGCGACAGCTTTTTGACGTCGCGCCTGTAGATCATCATAAGCGCGGCGGGACCGGCGGCTCCGGAAGGAAGCGGGTCAACTGCGTCGAATTCGAAGATGCCTTCGATATTCCGGATAAACGGATTTGTTCTGTTGAAGAAATCCAGAATGGTTGTATCGGAACCATCACCGAGTCGGGTTGTGGAGATCAGACCGTAATTGTCAAGCCCCATTACGATTGAATCCGGGCGTTCAACACCTTTCGTCAAGGTAATGATTGCACGGATGTTGTCGTTCAGGTCTTTCAGGATTTCATCGACGGTCTTTCCCGACCACTGAACGTTTCCGGAAACCGCGCCGGTATGCGCCGTAACGGTCGGAATATTCGGAGTGTACAGGATACCAACGAGCTTATCCCAGGCGGAAGTTCCGTCAGCGTACCAGGCAATCTGGTTCACGAGCTGTTCATAAGCCTGACGCGATGCGGCAGCCTTATCGGATTTCAGATTCATTCCAGCTTTCTGCGCCTGCGCGATTTCGTCCACGTTGTATCCGTACGCATTACCATGCGAACGAACCGGACTCGTGAACTCTTCGCCTTTAACGTCTACGCGTGGCAGATCGTCAGCGTAGTTAGCAATGATCTTCGAAACACCGACTTTATCATACTGCCGGTACGTGATCGTTGTGGCACCAGGTCCCGCTTCAGTCGAAACAGGGATCAAGCGAGTAGCGGAATATTCCGGATACTCGATGTCATACGTTGACGTCTTGATGTATTCGAGCTGCCTGGTGAAGAAGGCTTTTTCGTTCGCGTCAAGGTGGACGGAACGTTCAATCATGATCGAATCTGCTTTCTTTGGCATTTTCGCTCCAGTGTTAAATGTGAAAGTTAAGTTTTACCGTTCCGTCAAGATTACGGCAGGTCGATTTCGACTTTAATAATGTCCCCTGCGGCAGCAGCTGCTGAACGAGCAACGGCGGTCGTCAGAAGGTTCGTTCCGGCGGTTGCGGTCGGTTTCCCGTTATCCGCACCAGCTGCGACAATCGCATACAATACCGTATCGATCGGAATTGCGGCGGTTGCTTCCATAAGTACCACACCTTTACGGAGAGTACTGACAGTTTCACCGTCGTTATACTTTCCATTTTCGGTATGCTGATGAATTGAAATACCGCGAACGGTTTCTGCATCCGTTTCCGGAAGTTTTACCTGTTTCGCAGGATCGGTACCAGCGACGAGAAACCGGCCAAACGGCAGTCCTTCATCGGCGGTAAGTTCTTCAGCAGCGAAGGATTCAACACGGTCGAATCCGGAATCTGCCTTCATACCGGCAAACCCTTCTGCCATTGTCTCGCTGTAAGATAACTGTGGCATTTATTACTCCTTGTGAAAATGAATATTTACAATTGATTTATCGACAGTTCAGAAGCAAAGGAAAATTATTCCTTCGTTTCTTTATGCGCTCCCTGCATCCGTTTAACCATACGGTCATACGCTTCTTCGGAATCGACTTTGGTTTCATCGCCGTCACCGCCGTCATTCTTCGTTTTACCGTTGACCTTTTTCCGCTGGCTTGCCATATTCGATTCGCCACCGCCGCCGTTGCTTCCGTCGTCATCGTCGTTCTTTGAAAGAATTTCAATTGCGGAATCGAAGCGTGCTTCGATATACGCATCGGATTTTTCATCAAGTTTCGCTTCAGGGAAAGCCTTCGCGATAACTGCGAGATGAATTTCTTTCTGGGACATACTGTCAACTTTCGATTCCTTATCAAGAAACGGAGTTGCAGTTCTTTCGAGATCGATCCGAGCCTTTACGGCTTTATCGATTTCGTCCTGACGACCTTTTTTCAACTTGTCAAGTTCGTCTTTCGCTGAATCACGTTCAGCTTCAGCCTTGTCAAGCTGATCGTTTTTGGTTGTGAGATCGCGTTCAGCCTGATCTGCGCGAGCGGTTTCACGATCGAGGTGATTGATTACCTGCTGATCGGCTTCGTACTCGATCCCGTCGATTCTTTTCTTGGCCATGAATCGGCTCCTTGGTTTAGGGTTGTTATTATTTGATTGACTTTCGTCTGTCAATTCGAAACCATCGAAATGGCTGACACTGTCCAGATTCAGTCGTAACGCAGGACCACCCCGCGCAAGATCACAAATGGCAACGTGGTTATACTTTCGCCCAACCTGAACTGCGTCGTATCGCTCACCCTGGTACATACCAGGCTTCATTAATACTTCACAATCGTAACCGGGAGAAAGTTCACGTTTCCCAGAATCTACTTTTACAATTGCGTCGGCATCCATTATCGTCATAGACGTTGTAAGGAATTCGCCGTCACGTTTAACGCTTTCACCAGTTGCACCAACCTTCCGTTTCTTTACTGTCTTCGCATCAAGCGATAATTCCGGAGGATGATTATTTGTAACTGGCTTCATCTTCAACGTTTCCATTGAAGCTGTATCGAAAAGAGTAGAAGGAGGAACGAATTCACGACGGGTCGTTCCATCGTTCAGTATATAGGTAAGTATCCCGACTTTCGCAACGGCTGCCTGACCGGTTAAATATCCTTCGTCGGTTCGACTGATTCCGCCGATCCGCTGGGGAAGGCGATCGATCCGCGAAACGGTTACTGTCTCGCCGTTAAGTAAATCGTTCTTCGTTTCGGTTCGAAGTACCGCCAACCGTTCTTCTGAAATCTTCATATACGTTTCTCCATAAAAAGTAGTATCCTAACAGAAAAAGCCCACCAAAAGCGTCGAAACAGGACGTTTTGGCGGGCTCTGGGCTATCATCGTAAAAACGAAGGGCTTTAAGTTTCCGCATTTATTTAATATCAATATATTGTTAAAACGCGAAGGTGTCCAGAATTTCTGATATTTTTAGCAGAAGACAGGCATGGCGTTCCTCCTTATCAAAATTTCATAATCCGTTTAGACTTCGGAAAAAGTATAATAATCATAATATACAGATTATCCTTTCGATTCGCCAGGTTTTTCTTTCTTCGTCAGATTCCTATGCAACTCTAACGATAGATTTGAAATACCTCCGTCGCGGAAGTCGAAAATAAACGATGCCCTTCCTGTAAACTTCTGATCCTTCAGCTTCATCATTTCTTCAATGACAAGTGCTTCGTAATTATACTTTTTACTCATAAAATCTTCCCCCTCATTCTTACAGATTTAGGTTTCCATTGTTCGAAAAGTAAACCGCCGTCTCTGTCGAATGATCGTTTATGGTTATTCGCTCCTGTCCAGATTTCAACAGGGATTTCTTCGAAGGCATCGCAGACGCGAAATCCTTGAAGACGATTACAGTATGTACAGATAGGCGAAATACGAGGAATCACTTCCTGTTCGTCATCTATATCCGGTGAATTACGTCGTGGCATTTCTCAGTTTCCTTTGATAAGAGTATTTACCAGTAAGATTCAATTCATTTTTATTTATCGCACGCTCCCATACTCTATGCATAGTTTCAAAATCTGCTTGCTCAACGGTCATTCCCGTTCTTCTTACATTCGAATATATTTCTCGTTCAACGGAATTATAAATTGCTTGAAGTTCCTTCGACATCTTTACAGTTCCACGTGGCGTCTTCTTAAATAGTTTTAACTTATCCGCATTCATAATAGATTCTGAATTCGTCTTCGAAGAACGGAAGATATAATCGGCTTTTCTTGATCCAACGCGCATCTGAGAACAATGCCCATAAAACATACAATTAATATCAGCTGGGGAAAAGGACGAGGACCTGGGATGGTTATGCGTCATTGCCGCGCGCTTTCCGCGTATCGCATCCCAGTCTGAATTCTTAATCGGCGCGGAACTCCTGCCACCTAAATTTTCAAATAATCTATTACCGCGTTTATCGAATGCAGAAACGTATTCGACGTTTGCCGCACGCCGCAAGTCTTCCTGTTCTTCGAGCGCAGCCGTAATACCAGGAGACGGCTTTCTCTTCCGCGCCTTCGTTACCGGCGGCGTAATAGGAACCGGAGGCGGTATCCGACGGAGAATGATATTTCCGGCAGGCGTACCGGTAGGAATCGCGGGACGATCCGGACGGTCAACGATTTCCGGTTCTATTCCATCGATATCTCCTTCGGCGGTACATCGGCATTGAATAGCGGAACCAGGATGACCGCCCTGCGGTGGTTTATCCCAGCTGAACCGTTTTCCTTCGCGATCGTAATGCGACGGAGTTGCGGAAGGATAGAAGCCGCCAGGATTACCACGGACACGTTCATCAAGAGCAGTACGCCAAAAGTATCCATCTATACCAAGTTGAGTTTGACGGTTTTCGGTAATAACGCCATTCAGCTTACTGATTTGATCTCTTGCAATTAATTCGGCACGCGTCTTCGTTTTCTTGAATACGCCTGATTGTAAATCGGTGCCGTTCAATATTTCCTTCCGTAACGTTTCCGGACGTTTTCCATTTTGAATCCCAGTATTCAGTATCCGTCGTATTTCAGAACGCGTATCATCTGACATCTTCTTCTGTAAACGGTCGTTTTCTACCGACCAGGAAGAAAGAAGCGGTACAAGCCACGGTTCTGATTTAAAGACGTCAACGCCAACGACACGCTTTAATGACCGGCGCCATTGAACGTCGTGCCAGTCAGCGGTATCCGATCCGAAATTTATAGTCAAGTCCTGGATATTCGGTTCGAATCCGATATCCAAACCGTTAACGATTCGTTCGACGTCTCCTGGCCAAGCATCGTTTCGTTTTCCGGAAATACCGTCCTGTTCTTCAACCCAACCAGGAATATATGGAAAAACGGTTTCAATTACTTCCTTCTGCCAACGCTGAACGTTCTTTAAAAGTAAAGTGGCATACTGTCTTTCAAATTGTCGTGGATACCGCTGGGGTAAGGGCTTGCCCAACGGCTTCCGCGCAATTCCTTCGGCGCGACGTATCGCAAGGATATTCGCGAGTATTGCTGAATCCTTCTTTACCATCGGCAACCTCAGTTCTGCATATCGTCATCGTCTTCCGGATTCTGATTCTGATTTCCGGCAGGCGTTTCTTTAAAGTTTTTGATTTGCTGCGCGCGCATTTCCTGCGCTTCTTTTTTACGCTGCTTCAATAATGCTTCGTCACGATCAAACATAAGTTCGGTTTCATACGAATATTCGTCTCCACCGAAACGTGAAGTTGTGATTTCTTCCGGTTCGAGCGCTCCCATATTGTAGTAAATCTGATCGGTTTCCGCTTGCGTCTTTTTCGTTTCGGAGCGTTCCTTTTCGGTTGGCTGCCAAAGCGGTGTAAATTCGATTGACCAATCCGGAAGTTCCGATCCACGGAACGGGCCTTCTTTCTGAAGCATAATCAGGCGGATCAGTTTTTCTAAGTTTGGTTGAAATTCAGTTTTCTGATCAGCAGCTACTCCGTCATAATAAAGGCGGATACTTCCGGCGGCTTCTGATCCGAGGCCCTTTGATTGTTCTCCGTAAAGTAAAACGGTTGGAATACCGAATACAGTTGAAACCATCGTCATAATCCGATCCAGAATATTGTCTAATCCGGATACGGTCGTTGATTCTCGTGTATATCCTTCATCTTCCCCGACGAGAACGGAACGAATCATCGATTTGGAAGCATCTATCAGGCGGATACGATCGCGGACGTATTTTTCCTGGCCTCCTGCGATAAGGTCACGGAGATTATTTATCTGCAGCGTACCGATCACAAATTCATCGATTATCCGCGCTACACCGGCGAAGGAAACGCCAAGATCAGCCAAACACTTTTCGCCATACTGATAAACCGAATCACCCCAGCCTTCATTATTCTGTCTAACGAAATCCGGAACATCGATTCCATCCCAGAAGATAGTACGTGATTCATGAACTTCAAAATCAGGAACAGACGTTACACCCGCTGGGACAAGCGGCGTGACACGGTATATCTTCGGTTGTCCAAATTTTTCTTCTTCCGGATCGTCATATACTTCGATAATCTGAACGCGGTGCCGGTCGTAAACCTTCAGGAATTCAACTTTCTTGATATTGTTTTCGTTCAGTTCGTCTTCCAGTTCACCGCCGTCATCGATACCCATTACCATAAGGGCGCCGCCGTAAACGCGTGCCCAGGTTAAAGCACGAGTATTCCACGTAAACGCTTTCAAGCGTTTCATTTCGTCGTATACTTCTCCATCGGAATCACCAAGAACAACGTATCCTTCGCGGAGCATATCGCCAACCGGAATATCGACAACGCGTTTACCGACGCCATCAGACCGGTAAAGAGCCTGGCATTCCTGTTCGATTAAAGTATCGTTTTCATCGAATCGAGTTGAAATTGATCGGTCAGTACCTTCGACACCAAGACCGGAAAATACGTTTCCCCATCCGTCCGCTCTTGCGGCAGCAACTTCACTTCTCAGCGTATCTACTTTATGACGTAAACGCTTGATCGTGGCAGCTCCCGCTCCTTTACTGCTTGAGAGTTTAAATGCCATGAAATGGTCCTTTCTTCGACTACCACATTACAAATTTGGCGTAGTCATTTACAAGTGATTCAAAAAGTGTATGGAGCGGATAGCGTTCCGCGTCCTTCGTATGATCGTGCTGTTTGACCGGTTTGTCTTCACCACGTAGTTGCGCGCGTTCATCCCACATATAAGCGCTGTAATCTTTAATCGTCTGCGGACAATTTTCACTTACAGCATAAAGACCAGACTTGAGCATTACTGCCTGCGTCCGAATACCGTTTAAAACGTCGTTGTCAGCGTCGTTTATAAAGAGAAATCCGTCTTTCCTCATCTGCGCCTTAAAGGACGCGGCGGAAGGATCGACGTATATGCCGGATAAACGCTTCTGCGGCGGAATCCAGTCCTCGCAAAATCTTTTCAGACAAGCGGAATATTCATCATCAGTCATCTGTCGCTGATGCTCTTTTGAATCGTAATACCATTCACGTTCTGCCCAGATCATCGGACGTGTATTCTGATTAACGCCGAATAAAATAAACGCCGTCGGATTACCGGTTCCGTAATCGATACCGAGTACATAGTGTTCGGCTTCCGGAACGGCTTTTGTTTTTAGGACGTTATCATCTTCAGTAAAAAAGTCATAGATAACGCCTTCGGCAAGCACCCATTGAGAAAGAATGTACCGCCTATAAAAAACGCCCGTATACATCTGCTCAAGAGCCTTAATGTATTCGGGCGTCAAGGATGGATTATCTTTCAGGAAGAACGTCCAATGATTCAGCAATCCTGATTCGTGCATATCCATATCGTCAATTAATCGCTTTTTAACGAAATGGAAAGGCGTATCGGCATTTGTAGTCCAAAGCGATTTCGCCCATGGAGGAGACATTCGCGTAAAGGCCATATCGAAGAACGATTCCGTGTGCCTGGCAAGTTCATCAGCATACCAATAACCGAACGTTGCGCCTTGAATCTGCTTGAAATCGTTTTCCTTACCGGCGCCACGGACATAGAACTTTTTACCGCGAAGGCCACGCCAATCGATCGTTAGATAATCGTCTTTCGCATCTGTATGACGTTTAAACAGATCGCGTTTATTACCAGGAGGATTTATTGCATTTTTCCATTCTGCCAGGACGTTACGCGCAACGGATGAAATCGAATAACCGGAAACCAGAACGTCGCACGGAGGCAACGCCTGGATCTCCTTTATTGCGATATCATTACAAGTAAATGACTTTGCGGAACGAACGGCACCTTCAACAAGACGATGTTTATAATTATCAACCTCATTATAAAGTTGTATCATCTTCGGTGAAGGTCTGTATAATATCTTTTTCATTTAATAGCCTTCGTTTACTAATATTACAATATCGTCCGCATTCGTTTCGCAGATTCCGTCGCATATAAAATTAAACTGATACCGTTCCCCGCAATTCGAACATTGAACCATTTCGTCAGTAATGATAAAAGCCTGGAATCCGCATTTGCATTTCGCTACTTTCACGGCAACCTCGCTTCCTTTCCGCCTTATCTCGGCTGATTCGCGGCTTTCGTCGGTATTACGACCGTCTCGGCGTTCGCCAGCGTTATTTGGCTATTTATTACAGTGACGATATCTTCGGGACGTCCTATAAACGGAACATGAAATTTTACCTTATCGGTTCCGGTATATGCGGCATACGCAGAATGTTCCTGAAAAGAAGGATGCATCCGCGTATCCGGAAAGGCAACGACTTCGAAATGATACTTTACCGCCATACAAACGCAGTACGAAATAATTATTCCGTATGAATAAGG